TCAACGATTTCTCCAGTTTCAATCATGACGGCCTTGCCGTTGTTATTTTCGACAAGCTTCTTGAGTGCCGCCCAATCAACGGATTTCTTGACCTTCACGACGTTAGGAACGGAACTTTCAGCGAATTTTAGGAGTTTTTCCTCGTCCCTGATAAATTTGGGCGGCACGGAACGGAACCCACATTTTCCGTTTGGCAGCTTGAAGGATTTATGCCTACTTTTTTCAAGCTTGGCAGCCGCGTAAGGCATGATCATGGACTCAAGGGCCTCGTTGTTCTTGATCAACTTGTCCATTTCCTCGTTCCGCCAGTGAACCAGGCGCAAGGTTTGCTGTTCGTAAAGTTCTGAGATTTCGTCTATCTTGGCTTGATTTTCCTTGATTCTTTTTAAAGCCCAATCGGCCTTATTGTCGTCGTTGACTGCGAATCCTTCTTTCTGGTGCTCGTTGCTGTCCATTCCATACAAGGCTTCTTCCATCTCGGCGGCTAAAATATCATTCATGGTTAATCCTCCTTCATGTTTTGTGGTATACTAAGTGTGATTTCTTTCTTATCTTGCCCTGTCAGCATTGCCCTGCTGATGGGGCTTATTCATGCGTCTTAAAAATTCCCATGATGGATGTTTTAAAGGCGTATGAGTCCCTTTCGTCAAATCCTTGGAGGATGGTATCGATCAGACTCATTACCGCAACTGCAATGTCAATGGTCTCGTTTGCGGTCACACAGTCTACTGCCATCCTATTTTTCATATTAACCATCGCGCCAACAAAGCAGATTTCAGGATTACCCTTTACCTTGTTTTCAAACGCCCAGAGTGCTTCCTGCACATCTTGCCATTCTTTATCAGTCATTTCCTTCGTCCTCCTCGTCAAAAATCTCTTCCCTGATGGCTTCTTTCAGTTTGGCCTTGTCGATGGAATCCATCTTCTCCATGACGCCACGAATGAGTTTTGGCAAGGCAATCCTTGTTTCGCTAGCGCCGCCAGCGCCAAATATAGCTATTTTCGATTGGTTGCAATCTAGGAACACCCCTAGAAGGCAAATGCCGTCTTCTTGCTTAATGAAGTCACTAGCCTTGAACAGGATTTTTCGTAAGATAGTTGATTTACTCATCGTTTTTACTGTTCTCCTTCCAAAAATCGCAAATGATGCTTCGCTCTACCTTGCCGTGCTGGCAGGCTTTATTTTTGGCCTTTTTCAAGATTCAATTTTCATTCCTCCTCGTCCGCGTACCATTCTTCTGCAGGGATGCAAATCTCACAAATGTCCCCTCTAGAAAAGGGGCAGTCCGGACATCGCGTCTTACGGCAGTACTTTCTCAGATTTTCGGCAGCCGCTAGGGCCTCTCTGTCAGTGATTTTCATTAAAGCTACCTCATTTCTGTGAAATTTTTAGCAAAATCTCTAAAGACATTTCACTGATCTTGTCAAAAAGTGGAAATTTTGATAAGTCAAAACACGTCGTCTAAAGCTCTTTCCTTTATTACTTGTTCCATAAATGGGCAGTTTTTCTTGCGCCCTTTAATGTTCTGTACAATCGGCTCATCGGGAAGCAACGTGCAGGTTCGGTAGTTTCGGATTTTTGCACCGCCCCGACTCCCGACCTTGCCAGCGAAATGGCAGACTTTGCAGGTTGGTTGCGCCCATCCGATTTCAACTTTGGGACATAGACCCAATCCACCTTGACTCCATGGGATTCTTTCGGGGGTGTCTTGCTTCGGGCATTTAGCAGCAAAAGGGCATACGCTGCAGTCAGTATCAATCATCATCTTCCATCCTTTCTCACTCTCACTTTAATCTTCTGTCCCGGCTGCAGGGTTCCAGGATTTTCAATTCCATTGTCTTCCCTGACTCTCATGATGATTGTCTGGATATCCTCGTATCCGCTGTACCTCTCACATAAGCTCCATAAGCTGTCGCCGCTGTATACGACATGTTCAAAGATCAGGTAGTCAGTCGGTTCGGGTTTGGTCCGTTCCTTCCATGCGGTCCCGAGGACAATCATTCCCGCCCCTATAACAGCCGCTATCAAGGTGGCCTTATTTTTTAACGTCATCTCCTACACCTCCTTATATCTGTGCTAATAAAAAATTCTTCAAAAGCATTGACACGGACGTAAATCTTGCCAGAATGAATCACCATATCATTGCGATATTGGGGCAAGGCCCGCATCTTATTGATTAGGCGACGGCAATTCACTATGCCTATGTCATAAGCTTCGCAAAGGGTTTTTGCGGTGGCAAAACGCTGCATAAGCCTTGCACAGGTGACAGCTTCCATTCACTTCACCCCCTTCCTATTCGTTTTGGAATGTTTGATAGTAAAAAAATAATCTCCTATTAAGCAATACGGGATTTCGAGGACGATAGCGAATAATAGAATCTGGCCTTGGGTAAACTCTCGAAGCCCTGTTAGGC